AGTTATAAACTGAATTTGCACCACTTGATGTTGTTGTTTTTGTTGGGTAGTTTCCTGTAGTTGTACCACCAGAGACATCGTGTCTATACATATCAAATGCAGAAGTCGTTGCATAATTCCTACGAGGAATTGCAAAAGTTGTATTGATAGAACCAATTAACTTTGCAGCAAGCATATCATCCCAATAATATGATTCTGGTGCAACACTATCTACAGGAGCAGGGGGAAGACTATCTGAAGCTGCGCCCTCTGATGTCCAAGGTTGTGATTTACCTACGAACATATAATATTTGTCAGTACCAAATGAGTCCTTAAAAGACTTTGCACTTGACTGTCTGAACTTTTCTGTGATAATTGCTGCCATTGTTTTTTCCTATAAAGTTATTTATTACTCATCTGTAGCACCCAATGCACCATTCTCATCTTCTCTTTCAGATGCTTGAGTATCAAATGCACTTTGAGCCGCACTCATTTTTGCATCTATTTCAGAGTCAGTTGGATGACCAGATTCACCATGCCAATTTAATGTTCCATCTTGATTGATTGAAACTGATTTCTTCCACCCACATAAATCAGCAGCTCTTGCGATAACCGCTGAGTTTTTATCTTTATATGACATATTATATTACTCCTTATGCACCACCAGATGCGTTTCTAAACGCTTGTTTAACTCTACAATAATTTGGCGATTGTGCTTGATTCCATATAACATAGTCTCTCCTATCACCAGATGCTTGTAATGTGACAATAGAGTTTCCACCAGCTTTTGCTTTCAACACACCATTAACTCTCCAAAGTCTCCAATCTTGGCCATTAGTACCAGAATTAGATTGGGCACTTGTATTAGAAGAACCATTCCAGTGTTTTACGTTTCCTTGATTGTTTGAATTATTGTTTTGAAACTCATATGCATGATAACCAGCATTTTGTCCAACACCATACATCCACTCTGGGTCATCTAAATCACTAAATCCAGCAGAGTCAGCAATGTATATACCAGCCCATCCCCACAAATAACTAGGTTCAACGATAATGGTAAAATCACCATGTCCAGTTGAACCTTGAATTTTTGCAACTCCAGCCGGGCCGTTATTACCGTTTTGCATATTAATTCTTGTACCATATTCATCAATGAGTGTATAACCATAATTTAGACTATTAGCGTAGTGGGGTCTAGTCCATCTTGGAGCAAGTTCTTGGTCATGGTCAGCACGCTTAACTAAACTAACAGAAGAGTTTGCAATTTTACTTTTGGTGACTCCAGATGTAAAATGAGTTGTTATATCCGTACCAGCTGCAAGGGCATTTGCACTCATTTCAAATGTGGTTGAATTTGTGATTGATAAAACCTTTGCACCAGCAGGAATTCTACCACCCAAGTGGTCTGGATTTAAAGTAGCACTACCATGTGAATGATACATTTCCATACCCACCACAAGACTTGATGTAGATGCTGTTGTAACGGTTGCATCAGCATTAGTATAAGTACACGCTAAATGTAATGAAGTTGAATTTTCAATATTATCCGATTTAACTTCACCAGTACCAATCTTTGCACCAGTGACAGCGTTGTCAGCAAGTTTTACAGATGTTACTGCATCAGCAGCAAGTTTTGCAGTTGTGATTGAACCGTCAGCAATATCAGCAACAACAACTGTTCCATCAGCAATCTTTGCAGATGTAATTGAACCATCTGGTGGAACAATTGCTGATGCAACTAATCCGTTTGTACCTATTTTGTCAATAGCCATTGACTACTCCCTATCCCTTATTAAGCAATCGTACATCCAGTATTTGAAATCAAAGCCCATCCACCAGTTGTATTGTAAATTAACATTACACTATCACCTACATCATTGAATGTAATAGTTGTACCGTTTGCAAAAGTTGCTGGGGTTAGAGTTCCATCTCCACCATCTGCAACCATTGAGATTGTTTTAATCTGACCGTTCACACCATTCGCAAGTGTTTGTGCTTGAGCACCAGTTGTTGTTAATGCTGTATGTAATGTATTAAGTGATATTGCACCAGCACCAGAAAGTGCTTGAACAGTTGCAACAGTTTTGTCTCCACTCAACAATGTGTTTGGAGTTGCTCTTGCAGAACCACCATCTTTTGGTAACTGGAAGAAACCACTATCACTAGAACCGTGAGGTTGTGACATTAGAGTTTGACCGTGAGTATTATTTTCACAGTTCAGTCTAATCGCACCTTGGTTGTTTGCACCACCAGATGAACGAATTGCAACATGACCAGTACCTTTTGGAAGTAATGCAAGGTCAACATTGGTTTCACCAGATGCACCGATAATCGGAGCAGTTGATGCACCAGCAGAAGCTGCACCACCAGTAGCAGCGTTAGTAATTTCAATCTCGTTTACTGCACTTGCAGTTTCTTGGAAGATGACTTGTTCATTCCCCTGTGAGTCTGCAATGAAACCAGCGTCTGCAAACTTAGGTGCAGTTAAAGTTTTACCCACCAAAGTTTCGGCAGCACCAATAAGAGATACAGTACCAGTTGCATCGGGCAAAGTAATCGTTCTATCTGCTGTTGGGTTTGTAACTGTAAGAGTAGTTTCATTTGCATCAGCAGATGACCCTTCAATTACGATTGATGAATCTGAAAGTGATAATCCAGATACAACAGGTGAAGTTAAGGTTTTATTTGTTAACGTCTGAGTTCCAGTTAACAGTGCAACTGTGTCAGATGTAAGAGTAGAACCGTTACCTAGTTTGGTGTAGATTTCTACAAAGTTGTCATTAATCTTGTCTCCACCAGTTCTGAGGTCATCACCAGTACCGTCATTAGCGGAAGAACCAAGACCAAGTGCTTGATATGCCATTTTAGTTATCTCCTAATTAGATTCTTTCATTTATTTATGTAGGTTACGCACCTATATCAAAAGTTTTGTTCGTATTATCAAGACTGAAATGCGATGAGTCAAATCTTTCAAACACTGGTATATTAAATGAGTTATCAAACTTATTTATACCGCTGTCAAACGAGATGTTTGTATCAGCAAAGTCTATATTATAGTTTCCACCAACATCTCTTGGAACTGCATCACCACCAGAACCGTCAAACTTGATAGATGAACTATCGAACTTGATACTGGTGTCACTCATTAATGTAGTAACCCCTGTCTCATCAAATGTCTGGAAGGATGTATCAAATGTAATAAAGTTATTGTCAAACGCATTTGTTCTTCCAGAACGAGAGATTTGTATCTCGCCTGGAGGTGGTACACTTATCTGTGTAGTAAATGCGGCTGGTGGTATAGTAAAGGTTTCTCCATCGTCAAATGTAAATGTATTACTATCGAACTTAGTTCCAGTTTGCGAGAACCCACCTTGTCCTGTTGCGTTTCTCACCGAAACTTCATTAATTCTAAAGTTTGCAAACTGTTCAATATTATAATATGCTCTTTCGTTATCACCTGTTCTGAAACTTCTTCTTAAGCCTGGATAGTGTGGAAGTTCTGAATCAGACCCAATGGGTTCGACTGCGAAAGCATACTTTGCAAGGTTGTCCAACGTAGACCCACTACCCAAGTTTGCGTTTGCACGAACCACACCAACACTGATTGTATTAATCCTTGAAAGAGTAAGGTCACGTTCACCATTTGATAAAATTGAATCACTCGCAACTTGTGGTGTTGCACGAAGTGTTGTTCCATCGTCAACCGTACCAAGTCTTCTACCAAAGATAGAAGTAAATGCAGTAGTAAGAAGTGATGCAAGTTCTGGTGTGAATGTTCCTTCTGGTACACTGAGGTCACCAGCAGTAAACGCATTGACACCAGCAGTTACAGACGATACAATAGCAACCTCACCAAAGACTGCCCAACCAGCAGGATGGACTGTTCTTTTGATTGCGTTTCTCCAAGTGTTAATTGATTCACCAACTCTTACCACATAGGAATAATCTTGGTAATAGTTGGAGTCTTGAATTCTCATAATGTCCGAAGACACCTTACCACGTTCTGTTAAAAACTCACCACTGGTTGTTGCAATAGTTCCCACCGTAGGTGTAATAGTTGGAGTATCAATCTGAACGATGGTTGCACTCGCACCAGAGGTTGCAACTGAATTTCCATTTACTAAATTTGCAGTAGTGTTAATAGAAAGTAATTGTCTTGCACTATCAAATGCAGTAACCGTACCAGAGTGAGATGTTAATGCATCACCGACAGAAAATGTTCCTGTAATATCTTTAATAACAGCGTGTCTAAATGCAGTGAAGGTTGGTGCTGACGAATAGTTGAAACCAAAGTTTGTTATCTCAACATCTTTGATAGAACCAATACCGCCAGTAGAAACAGGTAGAACTTTACCACCGCTACCAGACGTTGTGCTGATACTTGAAACGGTTGGAAGTTTTGTATAACCAAATCCACCATTGATTAATCGAATATCTGTAATAGAACCTTTTTCTGCACTAACACCTAAGTCAACAAAGGTTTGGTCTTCAAGAACTATCTTTGTACCGTGATATGAATCATTCTGTTCAATCTGTGTTGCATCTTCAAGAACAATGTGGTCAGTCAATGCCATTCCATATGCAGCAACGTCACCTGTCTCTGGTGCTACTGCACCACCAACAACCTTGACTTCAGCAGAAATACCAACACCGTCTGTTCCAGAATTATTAAAGTTAATTGCATCACCAACTGTATAGTTTGAACCAGCATCATCAATCTCAATACTGGTAACCGTACCAGAACCAACCGTGTTGATTATTGCAGATGCAGTTTGAGAACCAGCAGATGCAATGTTGACCGCTTGACCAGCAGTGTAGTATTGTCCTTCATCAGTTGCGGAAACATTTGCGTCTGAAATAACAGAAAGTATTGTAAGAGAAACGTCTTGGTCAGATGCACTTGAAATACCTTGAATGGTTTCTCCAGCAACGAATGTTCCTGTCTGGGTATCCGTATCAATCTCAATCTCAACAATGTCAGTAAACGCTTCACGAATACCAATTGTTGATACAGGGATTGCAGTTGCACCAGAAGTTACACCAGTAATTGTTTGACCAATTAATTCTTCTGCGTTACCAGCAGTTTCCTGTACACGCATAATACGTCTGGTTGTCCAAGTACCATCAGACGCACGAAGCATCTGTTCATTTGGATAAGAGATTGTTGCATCATCATTGAATAGAAGTCTGAAGAATAACTCATGACCTTTTCGTGTACCCTTTGAAATGTAAAGGTCACGAATATTCTTTGTAAGTTTTCTTTTGTCAACACCTTCAGCAAGATTGTCAACCATACCATCCAAGAATGCATCTCTAAAATTATCAAGAAACTTGAAGATAGTTGAATCTACATTTGCGTACTCAAGTAGTTGTTGAATATTTTGTACAGGGTTTGCTTTGTAGGTTTGAATTGTTCCAGATGAATTAGAAACAGAACCATTGACAGTCTCACCTAAGATGAATTGGTTTTGAGATGAGATGAACAAACGCTTGTTGTCATCAACATCATCAACCAGAACTGTTGCGGTTGCACCAGATGTTAATCCAGTGATTGTTTCTCCGACAACAAACTTAGCATCTGAATCTTCAAGAACAACATTGTCACCATTCTCATCCAAGACGAAGTTGGTTGAAGTTGTTTCTTGAACAAGATAGTTATTGACCTCACTGAAAGTAACCTCGGCACTTTCAAGAAACTGATAGTATGTTCTAATGAACTGAGAGAATACAGGATGGTCTGACTGAATAAACTCAGGCAGTTGGGTTCTGATTAAAGGTGATAACTTATTTGTCAGCGTGTTGTCATCATAGGACATTATTAATACCCACTAGAAGTTGAAGCGGATGTAGATTCATATGATGTTGTGGTTGTATAACCAACACCAGCAGATGCACCACCACCAGCAATTGTATCCTCACTTGAAGTAATTGTTGTGTTAGCAAAATCAATCTGTAAGATTTGATTTCTTACCGCAACAACATCTGTTGAATTTGGTGTTACAACAATTCTAATCTTAGAAGAAGATGCCCCATCAACATTTGAAATCGAAGTAATATTCAACGCAGTCAATATAATCTTACCAGTATTGTAATCAATCGTACCAGCAGTTTCATCTTTATATGTAATGGTCGTTCCATCTGTGTAGTAGAACATTCTGATTACACCGTTACCGTCATCGTTAAGGAACATCTCATTTGCATCACCAGAAATTGTAAATCCAGTAGATGAAAGAACTCCACCCTCAGCTGATGCATGACCACTGTGCGGATTGTATATTGCGTTATTAAATTCTAATTCATATTTTGTATTTACATTTAGAGCGGGCGTAAATAGTTGTCCAAGTTTAACAGTCGTAATGTTTGATAGAATAGATTCATCCGTATCATCAATTAAACCTGTAAGTTGCGAATGTCGAAATACACCATCAAACTTTTGTAAGTTGTTTGTATCATAGTTTTGCAATGTTGTGGTAACATTACTCACCAATGTTTCTGCTGTCTTTGTTGTATTCTTTTTATTGTATTTGAATGTAACCCCAAGTCTTACTGAAGTTGTAATTGGGTCAACGATAACAGGTGTAACAGAAGCAATCGTGTATTCGTTCTTCAAGTCTTTTACAATTTGTTCCTTTGCAGAAGCAGTAATAGAACCAGAAGTTGGAACGATTGAAATGTATGAACGACCAAAGACAGGAGTTGAGTTATCTTCTCCACCCCATACCTGTACCGACTTTGTATTTGCGTAAACCTTTGGAATGATTGTCTTGTAATCTTCTGGGGTAACCGCACGACCTTGTGCCGCATAATCAAGAGGAGCATTCAACTTGATAGACTGAATGGATTCTCTCTCTGCACCACCAGATGCAACGGATACTGTTGTTGTGGAAACATCAGTAACACCAGAGATTGCAGAGGTTGTTGAAAAATTCTTTGCACCATTTGCTGCGGTCTTATTAGTTACAAGATACTCCATAACCACCACATTGTTATCAGACAATGCACGACCAACAATACCATCACCAAAGTAAATTTCAAATTGCCCATCGTCACACTCCTGTAAGAAATAAACATTTGCGGTAGACCCTGCTTTAGTAATATCGGTTGCAAGTGTATACGTTGTAAAAGATGAAACAGATGCGTCAGAGTAAACCTCTACCTTTAAAGAAGTGGTATCTGCGTTTTGATTTGTCAACTTAAATTTCTGTTCGACATTTTTTGTATCAACAACATATCTGTTCTTAACCATAGTACCTTCATGAATGGGAACATTGGAAAAGGATAGGATGCCGTTTACAACCGTGGTTTGATAATCTGACAATGTGCGGAATTGATATGATACGTCATCAACACTTGCAGTGAATACTGTGTTTCTTGGAATAAGAGCAGTTGTCGTTGTTGATGGGAAATTGTTTAGTTTTACATCGACTGTCGCAGATGGAGCACGAACTGAGTTTGGTGTGTAACCTAAAGTCTTTGCATGAGAAACAACTGACGCACGAACAGATGCGGTATCCAAAAACATTTCATTTGCAGCCATGTTAACATTCATTGCAAGGTAGTGTGTGTTATACGCAAGTACATCTAACAATGCATTGATACCAGAACCTTCAAAATCATAATCCGTAAACTCATCTTGGTTACGCATGAATGTTTTTAAATTTGATTTGATATCATCAAAGTCCAAGTCAGTTACATTTAATCTTTTATCTGTGGTTGCCATTATCGTATTCTCTCTAAGTTGAATGACATATCAACAAGTTCTGAGGGAGAATTTTCTATATAAAACTCTACTGTTACCTCATACTGATTGTCATCAAAGTTTGGGTTAACTGCAACCTCGGCAAGCCTGACCCTTGGTTCAAAATTTGTTATTGTGTCTTCTATCATTCTACGCAACGAATTAGAAATAAACGGAGTCATATTCTCAAACAACATTGCTCTAATACCAGAACCAATTTCTGGATGAAAAGGTTTTTCATAATGGTTGTACATTACAAGATTGCGTACACTTCTTTTTACAGCAGCAACATCAGTCAAAGGAGTCAGTGTTCCTTTTACTGGATGTTTTGTAAAATTAAGATTTAAATCTTTGTATACCTTTACACTACGACTTGATTCGTTAGTCGATTGTGCATCTCTGTATGCGGATTGTACTGCCATCGTTATCTCTCTTTGTATTATTTAGTCTGTTTTATCCACCAGCAAAAACATTTGGTGAACCAGATGCAGATGCATTTGGCACCCAAGAACCATGTCCACCAGTTCCATCACCCTGTCTATGAACACCAATACCGTTTACAAAAACAGTTCCACTACCACCTGTTGCTGGGTCACCACACGAAGTTACATCACCAATTCTAGTTGTCGATGCACCATTCGTAAACACATCACCAGAACCAGACGCATATGCTGTTTTGTGAAATGGATTTGGTGTAGGACTTGCATGACCTACATGACTATCCAATCCTACTCTTGTTACTGCGGGCATAGTATCTCCTAGTTCAAATCAATTCTTGAGGCATCAATATCCACGTTACCAGAAACCGCTGTGGTTTGATTACCACTATATGTTTCGATAACATTTCCGGCAACTGTTTCTGTTTTGATTCCACCGTAGATATGTGCAACAGCACCAACCACGTTTTCGTTTTCAAGACCAAGAATTGTTTTGGTTCTAAATCCTGTTAGAGTTGTCGAGTGTGTATTCAGAACAACATTAGTTCCAAATGATTCTGTTACGTTACCCTTGACAACTTCATTCTTGTTTCCGTCAACTTGAATATCCCAATCACCTTTGATATAAGTTTTGCAGTTTGAGTCGATTGTAAGATTGACATCACCTTTAATATTACAGAAGTTACTACCAGCAACTATCTCATAGTTCTGTCCAACTACTCTGGTGACTTTGTTTCCGTCTGCATCAATCTCTGTGAATGTGCCACTTTTATGTTTCTGATATATTCTTTCCGCATAAGGTGTGTCATCGTACTCAACGATGTGTCCACTCTCTGTTTCAAAGGAACGATTGTATGGATATTCGGTGTTTCTTCTCTTGTAAGGAGCAACCCTATCTTCTTTTGTTTCTGGGTTGCGACCTTCTGCGTCTGCACCACGAATAGAATCATCCGTAGTCTTTGGTTCTTTCCATGTAACAGCGGTAAGGTCAGTATTTGTTGCTAGTTTGTCTGTCCATGTTGATGCAATATCCACAGTGAAATCTGCATCACCTAGAATCTTTTTCTCGTTTGCGGTAGGTACTTCTTCAGTTACCGCACCATCACGTTCTTCAATCTCTGGATGAATATTATTTGGGTCATTCTTTGCAAGTCTGGATACATCACTGTCTTCAGTTCTTAATGGATATGGCCCATAGTCTGGTTTGTATGTATATAATTCTTCACTCTGGGTTGCACCCTCATTGCGAGGGTCATTAAAACCTTTATCAACTGTTTGAGATTCAGATGGGATGCCAGGCAATGTTCCGATAACAATTGGTTCTTGCAATTGGTCTGGGTCACGAAAGAAACCAACAACCCAACTACCCTCAACAATGAAAGGCATACCTTCACCTAGTCCACCCATTGAACTAGTTGTAGTAGGCATCATAACCCACGACCAAGGTAAATCTGATGTTGGGATTTTTTCTACATCGTCTGTGTGATATCCAACACAACGAACACGAACACGACCAAGTTTGTCTGGGTCATCTCTATCTTCAACGACACCAGTGAACCAGATGAAACCATCTCTGCCTAAAAAATTCTGCATATTAAAACAATCCTTTATTAGATTATTTATA